TGTCGACTTTGATAAAGATCCAGACATTGACTTCGTAGAAGATGGTGACTGGGCTATTCTTAGAAAGTATGCACATGCTTCTACAATCATAGATAATCTTGGAGACTATCTAACTGATGATCAAATTCTTCAATTAGAAACTCCAACACATACAGCAGCACAGGCTTACTTACTTTACCGTGCAGAAGCAGCTGGAGCCGATGACAACATTTACCGTAACCGACTTGTAGAAGTTGTAACGGTTTATTGGAAATCAAGAAAGAGAGTAGGATTTGTAACTTACAACGACCCCAACACTGGCAGTCAAGAAACATTCGATGTTGATGAGGAATACAAACTACCAAAAGAGTTAAAAGATCTTGGGGCCAAAATGGAATGGGAATGGGTTAACGAAGTTTGGGAGGGTACACGTATTGACGGTCTTTACTATATTAAAATGAGACCTTACGTTAACCAAAGAAACAGTTTAGACAACCCATCAATTTGCAAACTTCCAATTAACGGAAGAAAATACTCAGACATCAACTCACAAAACGTATCGTTGATTAGCCTTGGTATTCCATATCAGCTTAATTATAACATCTATAAGTACCGTCTTGAATTAGCAATTGCTAGAAGTAAAGATATCATAGCTCAGTTTGATATTAACATGATCCCTAAAAACTGGGACATGGATAAGTTCATGCACTATGTAGAAGGTACAGGTATTGCTTGGGTTGACTACAACAAAGAAGGAATTCAGTTGTCTCCTCAACACCAGTCAGTATTAGATATGTCAATTAAGACCATATCACAATACTTAACTCTCCTTGAATCTATCATGCTCGAATGGGAAAAACTTTCCGGGGTAACAAGACAGAGACAAGGGCAAATGGGGACTTATGAAGGAAAAGCCACATCCCAGCAATCCATTGTTCAATCTTCTCACATTACTGAAGATATCTTCCGTAAGTTCTCTAACTTTGAGCAGAGAGAATTACAGGGTCTACTTGACTATTCGAAAGAAGCTTGGCTTAACGGTAAAAAAGCAACGTACGTAATGCCTGATGGTTCATTTGATGAGCTAGACATTGATCCAATCACACACATGGAAAGTGAATACGGAATCTTCGTATCAGATGCAGGTAAAGACATTGATAAGAAACAGAAGATTGAAGGACTAGCTCAAGCAGCAGTTCAGAACGGTCTTCCACTTTCTGCAGCAATTGCTATTTATGAGTCAGATAGCTTAAGCCAAATTAAAGATAAAATTGTTCAAGCTGAGAAAGCTCAAGAAGAACTTAAGAAAGCACAAGATGAAGCTATGCAACAACAAGAGCAAGCTAAGCTTCAAGTTCAACAACAAGCTATTCAACAAGCAGCTTTAGATAAAGAGAAAGATCGTCAACTTCAAATTGAAGTAGCATTAATCGGAGCTGAATCTAAAGACAAAGACTCAAATGCAAATCTTGAAAAGATGATGCAGGATTTCCAATTAAAACAACAAGAGCTAGCTTTAAAAGAAAGAGACTTAGATATTAAAGCTGGATCACAAATTCAAGAATAATGAAGTACATGGACAAAATTCCATCTAAGGGGAAAGTAACAGTTCCTGGATTAGTAGTAGAATTATTGGATGCAGCACTTAAATTCCACATCTTACACTTAACAATTACAGGACCTGGAAGCTATGCTGCTCACAAAGCCCTTAAAAACTTGTATGATGCATTACCTGACCATGCAGACACAATTGCAGAAGGCTATCAAGGAGCAACTGGAGAAATCCCAAAGTATCCTGCAGATATGCCATCATATGTATGTGCCCCTGCAATGTCAAATGTTAAAGAAGCTATTAGTTACATTGAAGACTTACATGAAAAAATTTGTAAGTTACAAGACACTATAACTTACTCAGAAATTATAAATGATTTAGACACTATCAAGTCTACTTTAAATTCGGCTAAATATAAGCTTAAATTCTTGTCATAAATTTTATGGATAACGCTACTAGGAAGGAGTTACTGTATAAAGCAAGAGCTGCTGGTTACCCTGGCAGTATTTTAGATGTCTTTGCTGGGCATGAGCAAGGTAAAGATGTAGTTGCTGAATTTCAACAACAGCAACAAATGCAGCAAATGCAACAACAGCAAATGCCTGCACAACAATCTATGCAAATGCAGGCACCGCAAATGCCAACTATTCCTAGTTCCCCAACTCCTGCCCCTAACTTTAGTCCACCTCAGCCTCCTGCTCCAGTTGGAATTCAATCCCAAGATACACAAATGGGAATTGTATCAAATCAATCAGGACCTAATCAGGGAAGAGCTATCTTTAAAACTGGAGGATTTAAGTATGAGGAAGGAGGTCCAAGAAAAGACTTTGATTTAAGTAAATCAGTGGCAGAAAATATAGAGCTTAATAAAAGAGCTCGTATTGCAGGTTGGAATTCTGTAGAAGAATATGAAAAAGCAGGATGGGGATATAATACAGTAAAGCAAAAACAACAAGCATTACTAAACAACCCAGAAGCTCAAAAGTTTGCTGTACCAGTTGAAAACAAAGATCAACTATATGCCAATAAAACAAGTGGGGCTCAGAAAGCAGTTAACCAAGCTTATAATGTTTTAAGTAATCCAATAGAATCTGCAGGACATGCTATGAAGTATGGGTATGTTCCTCAAGGTAATTTAGGCAACTACGGACTTAGAGAAGATGGAGATGCTGTTTCTATGACTGTAAATGATTTTGTAAATCCTTTTGCTTGGGGAAATGCTGCATATAGATTTTCAAAAGATGTAACTAATAAAGACTCTTACACTACAGGTATGGGAGCTTTAAACATGGGAGCAGACTTAGCTGAGTCTTTACCATTTTTTGGAGCAGCAGCAAAGACAATGGCACCAGGAGTTAAAGCATTTGCCAGTCACCCATTAGTAAATGGACTGCACGATGTAGCAGCCGATCGAAAATTATATGGACCCGTTTATGCTCAAGCTTTAGCTTCAAAAGCTGCAAATAGTTTAACTAGTCCTTTTGGAATTCCTCTATATAAATTACCTGGTATTAATAAAGCTTATAAAAATGCTGCTTATGCTGTTGGTAGTCAAAGTGGATCATCGTTTAGATCTATAAAACAAGTTAAAGATGCAATCTTTAAAGGATCTAAAGGAGAATATACTGGAAACGATTTTGGCCAACCAGATCAAAATTTACTTCAACAGTATATTTATGGAAATGCTGCAAATTTTGAACCATCTAGTGTTCCTCAAAGAGGTCTTACAAAATACTCTGAAAAATATGGTCCATTAGATAATTTTAAATTAAAAATGACCACACCAGAAGATGAAGCTATAGATTTTTTTACTATTGCTCCTCGACACAATCTTGGTGATAAATGGGCAAATTTAAATCCAGAACTATCTCATTTAGATAAAATGCCTAGAAATACTCCAGAGGAAATTTTACAAGTTCAAAAAAGTTTAGAAAGAGCAATACAGAAAAAAGGTATTTTACCAATATCTAGGAAAGGACCAGGAGGAGGTTCAAATGGTGCATATACTGACACAGACATTGCAGGTCACACCATGTTTTTAATTCATGATCCAGCTACAGGTAAAATTTCATCTCATATTCAAGATATATGGAAATTTACTCCAGATGAGTATGCTAAAAAATGGGGAGTTAGTAAAGCAACTCAAAATTTAACTCAATATAGAACATACCAACAAGCAAAATTAATGGAAAAAGCTGGTAAACCATTTGTATTGCATGGTGTAAGACCATTTGAACTTAGTCCACAATTTCAAGGAAAACCTATGGGTACACCTGAAATATTACACCTTGCTGAAGAGGCAGACCCAAATGCTGGAGGATTTAAGTCAAAATTTATTAATCTTAACAAATCTAAAAAATTAGGAGGAGCTAAATGTTACACTTGTGTAGGCAGAAAACGACGAGTGTGATATAATAAAGCAAAGTATAAAAATAAAATTTATGCTTTTTGATTGAAAACAAGTAATAACTTTGTATCTATGAGTAAACCAAACGACAAATTAGATTTCTCAGACATCACTTTCGACGACTTTATTGGTGATGGTCTTGAGGCAGCTGATCCAAAAGAGGATAAAGCTGAAAACATTGAAAATGATGACGATCTTGAAGATCAAGATGACGACATCGATGATAATAACAATGATGATGACGATGAGGACAATGATCCTGCACCTCGTAAGTCATCTACTAAGAAAGGAGTCTTTGATGACTCTGATGATGACGTAGATGATGATGATGTTGAGGATGACGGTGAAGGTTCTATCACAGATTCAATTGCAAAAGCTTTAGGCTATGAATTAGAAAAAGAATATGCTGATACTGAAGAAGGGTTAGCAGAGTTCACTAAAGACGTTGCTAAAGAGATTGCAGAAGATCAACTTCAAGCATTGTTTGAGCAGTTCCCAACTGTGCAGAAACATCTTGACTATGTTCTTGCTGGTGGAGATCCTGACAAGTTCTTTCAAACTTATAATCCAGCATTGGACTATGGGCAAATTGAAATTGACAGAGATGATGCTAGAACTCAAAAAGGATTCTTAACTGAGTACTTGAGAGAAAAAGGACATGATGATGATTTCATCAAAGATATGATTGAGGATTACGAAGACTCTGGCAAATTATATGACAGAGCTTTAAATGCTCAAAAACATCTTGCAGCTGGACAAGCTAGAGAAAGAGAAGAGATTGTAGCTCGTCAAAGAGAAATGCAAAAGCAACAAGAAAAACAAACTGAAGAGTTTTGGGAGAGTGTTGCTACTACAATTGAACAAGGAAAAGAATTTGCTGGGATTAAAATTCCAGATCGTGAAAAAGCAAAGTTCTTTGACTACATCTCTAAGCCTGTAAATAAGCAAGGTCAAACTAAAAGAGATGTTGACTATGCTTCTGCAGAAATGGATGCTAAATTAGCATTAGACTACTTGATGTATAAAAAGCTTCAGTTGAGTGATATTATCTCAACTAAAGTTAAATCAGCAAGTGCTCAAAACTTAAGACAAAAAATTCAAAGCAATCAAGAAAGAGTAAAGAATTTCGGAAAGGCTGAGAAAGGAAAAATAAAAACATTTGATCCAGACCAACTGGATGTAAAGAGGCTGTTTGAAAAATAACGCAAATTAACTTTAAAAACTAAGAATCATGTCAGTAATGCAAGTTTTAAAGACGTACTATAACGATAGTCAGATGACCGACACTAACTCGTTGGTTAATGCACTTATGGAACGTCCAGAGGAGTTATCTCCTATTATTACTCACTTAGCAGGTCGTGAAGAGAAAAAGTTCCCATTGTCTTTCTTAACTGAAGGTGTTGGAAACACTAAGTCTATCGATCGTTTCGAGTATGAGTACCGTGTTAAAACACACGAAATTAATGTTCGTCCTGTTACTGTAGGATTGGGTGCAGCTGCTGGTGCAGGTGGAGCTCCTTTCTACTTAACTTTCCCAGACAAATGGTTCGTATTCCCTTACACTCTTGTTTCTCAATCAGGTGTATTGGCACGTATCATGGCTGAGCCAGTTGCAGACGGTGCAGGTTGGAAGTATACTTTGAAAATTGTATCTCCTGACACTGCTAACGTTCCTGCTGCTGACGTAGCTGCTGGTGCTCTTTGGGGTCAATTGTATGCTAACGTAGGTGTAGATTTCTCTCGTGGAAATGCTTCTAACTGGACTGCTCCAGGCTTAGTTCGTTCTAAGATTGGAACTATCCGTAAGTCTTACCACTTCTCTGGAAATGCTAAAGACTATGTTGCACAATTCGAACTTCCTTTGAAAGAAGGTAGCAAGACTAAGTTGTGG